GGCGCTGGGCATGGTTCCCGGCGGTCTGGGGCGAGAGCTACTGGAAGCGCTGTGGTGGCCGGAAAGTGGCATGCGCCGGATCCAGCAGCTGCGCCAGGCAGTCATCGCGCTGGTGGCGCCGGAGTACATCCGCCAGCAGCAGGCCCTGAGCGTCGCCCGAACCGAGTTCGGCATCGCCAAGGCAAGCATGGGCTGGGCAGGTGGCGCCGTGACCAGTACCCAGCGGGTAGAGCACCGTAGGGCGGAGGCGAAGTTGGAGGCCGTGCGCGCGCTGTGCTGGCCGAACAACACGATGGAACAGCTGGGGAGCTTGGCTGCGGCTGTGATCGGCGAAATGGCGAGCGCCAGTTGCTGCGATGCCTGCGACGGCCGGCGGGTGCAACCTGCAGCGGATGGCACCGGTGCGGTGCAGTGTGAAGGCTGCGGAGGATCTGGCGTCGAACCGCTCAGCGGCAGGAAGCGCGCGATAGCCATCGGCGCTGATCAATCGGCGTACCGGCGGTTCTGGCAGCCGGTTTATGAGTGGATGCTGGAGCGCATGCGCGACGCGGAGTCGGATGCCGCCGAAGCGTTCAGCCGGGCGCTCGCGCGCGCTGCATAGTGAGGACTTGATGGGTCATCAATAAAGCGGGCAATCTTCCCACTATCCAGACGCAAGCCCCGGCCAAGCCGGGGCTTTTTCTTTGCCCGCCATCCAGACCGGATTAACCCTCGCGATCAGCCGGCAGCGAGGCGGGCGTTTCATAGACAGGATGGCCCCGCAGCTGCTTGCAGGCAGCTGGGGGCCGCCGCAGTACGCGCTTGTCAGCCGCGCGCCATTGGCCGTGATCCTGGTGCTCTCGAGAGCCCGGCGATTGTGGCTGTGACTCGTTTCATAGGCTGAGATTTGAAGACCAAGACGATTTTCCCTTGGCCGGGCGGTAAGACCCGGCTAGCCCACCACCTGTTGCCGCTTATCGAGGCTGCGCCCCACACCTGCTACGTGGAGGCATTTGCGGGCGGCGCCGCGATGCTGTTCGCGCGGCAGCCAGCGAAGGTTGAGGTGCTCAACGACACGCATGGCGAACTGGTTCGTCTCTACCGAGTGGTCGCCAACCATCTTGACGAGTTCGTCCGCCATTTCCGCTGGTCACTGACCAGTAGGGAGATGTATCGCTGGGCTCAGCTGCAGAACGTCGAGACGCTGACCGATATTCAGCGCGCCGCGAGGTTCTACTACCTGCAGAAACTCTCCTTCGGCGGCAAGGTCACCGGTCAGACACTGGGTGTGGGGCCAACGGCCAGCAAACGCATCAACCTGCTGCGGCTTGAGCAGGATCTGAGCGACGCCCATCTGCGTCTGCACGGCGTGGTGGTGGAGAACCTGCCCTGGCAGAAGTGCATCAAGAAGTACGACTCCGAATCAACGCTTTTCCTTCTCGACCCCCCTTACTGGGCGACCGAGGGTTACGGCAGCGATTTCGGCCTCGAGCAGTATCAGGAGCTCGCCACGACGATGGCAGCCCTGAAAGGCAAGGCAATCCTGACGATCAACGACCACCCAGCGATGCGGGGCATCTTTGGGGCTTTTCCATCCATGCAGGTGCCGATTCGCTACACGCTCGGCGGAGGCAACGGGGTGGGTCGTCAGGAACTGATCTACACGACCTGGAAGCCTGATGGCTGGCCAGAAACCTAGAGAACCAACCGGGAGGGGCGATATGCCGAACCGGACAATCCACGGGGCAACCATGCGGGACGAAATCATCAGCACCGCGGCGAGTGCTGCGGCAAAGGTCACGCCGCCGGTCGCGGTGGCCGGGGCCGTCGCCGGCGGCGTCAACCTCGACCGTCTGGTCGTGATCCTGACTGTCGTATACCTGGTCGGCCAGATCACCTATCTGGTTTGGCGCTGGGTCCGCGAGTGGCGGCAGGCTGCCAAGGCGACCAAGGCATGAGCAGGCCCGGTGGCGCGCCAGGTCGGTCGCTGGTGGCGCTTCTGGTCCTGAGCGCTGCCGGCTTGGTCGCGATCGTATCGAGGGAGGGCTACACCGATACGGCCGTCATCCCCACCAAGAACGACCGCCCCACCGTCGGCTTTGGATCGACCTTCCACGCTGACGGGACGCCGGTGCGGCTCGGTGATCGAATCACCCCGTATCGCGCCCTGCACACCGCTCAGGCGCACATCGCGGGCGAGGAGAAGCGATTCCGCGCCTCGCTCCCCGGCGTGTACCTCACGCAGGGTGAATACGACCTCTATCTGGACTTCACGTACCAATACGGGGCAGGAAACTGGCAGGCATCGTCTATGCGGCGCCAGCTGCTGGTGGGCAACTACCGTGCCGCCTGTGATGCCCTATTGCTGTGGAAGCGTGCCGGCGGCTACGACTGCTCGACGCTGATCAACGGCAAACCCAACAAAGTGTGTTGGGGCGTGTGGGATCGGCAGCTGGAGCGGCACGCCAAGTGCGTTGCCGAGCTTGCACCATGAGCCGGGGCCACTTGGGGGTTGGGCTGCTGATCGCATGGGTCGTGTGCTGTGTGCTGTCGTTCGCTGCAGGCTGGTCCTGGCGCGGCGATCGCGCGGCTCTCAGTACCGCCACCGCCGAGGTGGCCGATGGACGAGTGGCCCTGGCTGGAGAGCAGGCGGCGCGATCTGTCGATCACGAACAGGTAGCAGGCGTCCAGCAGGCGGGAGATACCGCGGACGAGCGACAGGAGAAGATCAATGCTGACTATCAAGACCGCATTGCGGCTGCTGTTGCTGGCCGCGATGGTGAGCTTGGCCGGCTGCGCGGCCACTGGGCCAGCTGCGAAACCAGCCGCCTGGCCGATGGTGCCGCCGCTGCCGCAGCGGCTGCAGAACAAGACCGACTACGCCGGCTCGGTGCGGCTGGAATTGTACGGGCCTGCGAACTCGCCCAGTCCGAGCGAGACGAAACCGTAGACCGATACCGGGCCGTCGAGACGGCCATCAACGGCGCCAAGCGCCCCTGATCCCTGGAGATCACCATGTCCCGAACCATCAAAGTACTCGGCGTCACCCTCTGGCCGACTCTCTCCCAGCGTCTTGCACAACGCCTGCGCGCCGTCGAGGTGGACGGTGAGGCCCTGCGCAGCGAGCTCGCCGAGGTCAAAGCGCACAGCGAGAACGTCGATTCCGCTGCCGGCTCTCAGATCGCCTCGCTCAAAAGCCAGCTGGCTGCGGTCAATGGGGTTCTGATCGAAGTGCAGGGCCGCTTGCCGCCGCTGGCGAAGACCAAGAAAGCCAAGGCCCAGGTCCGCCGCCGCAGCCCGCGCTGATGTCGGGGCAAGGCAAGGCCATGTTGGCGCTTGGCCGGCTCAAGGTCGGCCAGATGAACAAGACCGAGGCCGCGTATGCGGAACGGTTGCGCCAGCAACAGGCCGCCGGTGAGATCCAGTGGCACAAGTTCGAAGGCATCAAGCTGCGCCTGGCTGACAGCATGTTCTACACGCCCGACTTTGCGGTGCTAGCCGCTGATGGCGTGATGGAACTGCACGAGGTCAAGGGCTTCTGGATGGACGATGCCAGGGTCAAGATCAAGATGGCGGCTGCGCTGTACCCGATGCGCTTCCTTGCGGTCCGGGTGAAGCCGAAGCGGGACGGAGGCGGCTGGGCCGTCGAGGAGTTCTGATGGACGGGCGCATAGACCGTCTGCTGTCGCTGGCGGAGCAGCAGCACGCAACCATCGCGGAACAGGGGCGGCAGATCGCGCAGCAGGCTGAACAGATCGGACTGCTCACTCAGTCGGTCGTGCTGCTGCTGGGCGAAGAAGTGGGCCTGCCAGTGCCGGACGACGACGCCACGGCAGAGCCGCAGCGCACCGACATGGACGGGAACCCGTACTGATGCCGACCAGGCCCGCCCAGCACCGGCCGACCGGCTGGAAGCCCTACAAGGAAGAAGCGCGTCAGGTGAGGCGGCGGCAGGCCCGCCGCGCCCTACCGACCAATTCGGCCGCCTGGCGAAAGATCCGGGCGGCCCACCTGGCGCGGGAGCCGCTATGCCGGCACTGCGCCGCATTGGGCAGGGTCAGGGCGGCAACAGACGTTGACCACATCGACGGCGACGACGCCAACAACCACCCGGACAACCACCAGTCGCTCTGTCGGCCCTGCCACAGCGCGAAGACCGCGCGTGAGAACGGTGGGTTCGGGCGGCCAGCGTGGAACCCCAACGGGCGTGATGCGTTCCACGGCGGAGGTCACCACGGGAGGGGGGAGGGTGAAAGTTGAGGCTGAACGCCTCGCGATACGCGCCCCCTCTTTTCTTCGCGCGTCCGCAGAATTTGAATTTCAGTTGGAGCACGCCAGATGGCCCGGCACAAGCAACCGCGGGAGCTGGCCGAGCTAAAAGGGGCCACCAAAAAGGATCCCCAGCGCTACAAAAAGGCAGCGCCCACCACTGGAAAGGCGCTCGGCAAGCCACCGACGCATCTGCCTGACGACGTGGTCGACGTCTGGAAGGAACTGGACAAGTGCTCGCTGCCGGGGGTGTTGACCAGCGCTGACCGGTTCGTCATGGAGGTAGCCGCGTCGCTGCTCGCCGAGTTTCGCGCGAACCGCGCCGACTTCAAGGCGGCCAAGTACTCGCACCTGATCGGCTGCCTGGCGCGGCTCGGCCTCACGCCGGCGGATCGCCAGAAGCTCGGGACCGAGAAGCCCCAGCAAGGCAATCCATTCGACGAGTTCTGACGCATGACCCCGAGCGAATCTGCCAAGGCCTACGCACGCAGCGTGGTGGCCGGGAAGATTCCGGCCGGACGGTACATCATCCTGGCTTGCCGGCGGTTTCTGGACGACCTGAAGCGCACCGGCCCTGACTGGCCATACAAGTACGATGCGGCCAAGGCCGATCGCGCGGTCAAGTTCCAAGAGCTGATGCCGCACACCAAGGGCAAGTGGGCGGCGAAGAAGCAACGCCTGGTGTATGAGCCCTGGCAGCACTTCATTGAGTGCAACCTGTTTGGCTGGGTTCGCAAGTCCACCGGCATGCGCCGGTTCCGCGAGTCCTACGAAGAGATCCCCCGGAAGAACGGTAAGTCATTGCGCCTTGCGGCACGCGGCCTGTACCTGTTCGCTGCTGACGGCGAGGCCGGGGCCGAGATCTACTCGGGTGCCACCAGCGAAAAGCAGGCCTTCGAGGTGTACCGGCCGGCCTGGCAGATGGTCCAGAAGATGCCCGCACTGCGCGCGCGCTTCGGCATTGAGCAGTCGGGCAATCCGAAGAACCCCGGCTCCATGTTCGTCATGGAGGACATGTCGAAGTTCGAGCCGATGATCGGAAAGCCGGGTGACGGCTCCAGCCCGCACGCGGCGCTGGTGGACGAGTACCACGAGCACGACACCGATCACATGGTCGATGCCATGCAGACCGGCATGGGCGCGCGCGAGCAACCCTTGCTGGGGATCATTACTACCGCCGGGACGAACCTGGGGGGGCCGTGCTACGAGAAGCGGCGGGATGTGATCCGCATCCTGGAAGGTGAGGTCACCGACGAAACCATCTTCGGGATGATCTTCGGCATCGACGAGGGCGACCGGTGGGACGATCCGGCCAGCCTGAGGAAGGCCAACCCCAACTACGGCGTTTCGGTCTTCGAAGAGTTCCTGCTGGCGCAGCTGGCGCAGGCCAAGCGGTCTGCCAGTAAGCAAAGCGCTTTCCGCACCAAGCACCTGAACGACTGGGTGGGTGCCAAGCTCGCTTGGATGAACATGCTGGCGTGGCAGCGGCAGAAGCGCTCGTTTGACCTGGACGACTTCGATGGCTGCCGCTGTTGGGTCGGCGTCGATCTCGCATCGAAGCTGGACGTGGCCGCGGTGGTGATGTTGTTCGAGAAGGATGGATCCTTCTACGTGGTTCCGAGGTTCTACGTGCCCGAAGCGGCGGTAGAGGAAAACGAGCGTTACCAGCTATACGTCCTGGAAGGCCTGATGGTGGCCACGCCGGGGAACATGACCGACTACGCCTTCATCGAGGAAGAGCTGAAAGAGCTGGCCGCCCGCGGGATCGACATCCAAGACATCGCCTTCGATCCGACGCAGGCCACCTACGTCATGACGCGGCTTGGCCAAGAAGGCCTACCGGTGGTCGAGATGGCTCAGTCGGTGCGCAACCTGTCCGAGCCGATGAAGGAAGTAGAGGCGTTGATCCTCTCCCGTCAGCTGTGGCACGACGGCAATGCCGCCCTCAATTGGATGATCGGCAACGTAGTGGCGCGGGTGGACGCGAAGGAGCATGTCTATCCGCGCAAGGAATCGAACGACAACAAGATCGACGGCGCCGTGGCGCTGATCATGGCCATGGCCCGCGCGATGCAGGCGCAGGACACCGGTCAAATTCAACAGGGCTTCGTGGTGATGGACTGATGACCGCACAAATTGCACGCAACCGCTTGGACGTTGCCATCGGCGTAGACCGTGCGGTCCGGGCTATGGCTCCAACCGTAAACGCGCTGACTGAGGGGGACACCGTAGCCTCGTCCGATCTTCGGATGTTTGAGGTCTTCGGCAATCCCGCGACTGCGTCTGGCGCTGTCGTGACCGACAAGACCGCGATGCGGGTATCAGCCGTCTACAGCTGCGTGAGCCTGATCGCTGGCTCGATCGCACAGCTGCCGTTGCCGGTGTTTGAGCGAATGGAAGACGGTCGCCAGCGCGCCAGGCACGACTACTGGTGGATCCTCAACGAGCAGTTCGGCCCAGCATGGTCCGCATCCACCGCTTGGGAGTTCCTGATCTCCCAGATGCTGTTGCGCGGAGACGGCATCGCCTACACCATCCGCAACCGCAGCGGTGCTGTAACCGGGCTGATCCCTTGGCCGCGAGATAGAGTGACGATCCTGGAGCAGGAGCGCTCCAGCCCCAAAGAACCCCGCCGGCTGCAGTACACGTTCCACGACACCATCGGCTACTTCACGGTGGATCAGGACGACGTGCTGCACATACCGGGCTTCGGCTTCAACGGCGTGTCTTCGATGTCGGTGATCCAGTGGGGAGCTCGGAACGGAATCGGCATCGCCATTCAAGGCGACGAACACGCCGGCAAGTTCTTCAGCGAGGGCGGCAAACCGGAGGTGGCGATCACTGCCTCCGGCAAAATGACCCCGGATATGCAGGAGAGCTTCCGCGACGGCTGGGTGAAAAAGTATGGAGGCATCCAAGGGAACCGCCGCATCCCCCTGATCCTGACGGAAGGCCTGGACGTCAAAGAGCTGACCATGTCCGCTGTGGACCAGCAGCTGTTGGAGTCGCGACAGTGGCAGGTGATAGATATCGCCCGCGCCTTCGGCGTTCCGCCGCACATGATCGGTGAAACGACGAAGGCCAGCAGCTTCGGCACTGGCATCGAGTCCATGGGCATCGGATTCGTGAAGTACACGCTCGGCTCTCACCTGAAGCGGGTCAAGGACGAGTTGAATCGCAAGCTGTTCCGGACAGAGCGCTTCTACGTGGAACACAACGTCGACGGGTTCATGGCGGGCGACTCTAAGGCCCAGGCCGAGTACTTCAGCAAGGCGCTCGGCGGGCCGGGCGCCCAAGGCTGGATGTACGTCAACGAGGTCCGCCGCCTGAAGAATCTTCCGCCTATCCCCGGAGGCGACACGCTGTACCTGCCCACTGAACCGGCCAAACCGGCTGGAGACAAGAACCATTCCGATAGGACTGACGACGATGCCGATCCCGAAGCTTCTCCAGCTCGCGCGTAACAACGCGAGTGCCTCCAAGCCTCTGCGAGCTGAAGCCGGCGACGGCGCGGCGACCCTCTATCTGCACGGGGTGATCGGCGGGTGGTGGGGCGATATCGACGAAACCGCGTTTGTGCGTGAGCTGGCAGCGCTGGATGTGGAGACAATCCACCTCCGGATCGATTCTCCTGGCGGTGACGTGTTCGCGTCGCGCTCGATGATGACGGCGATCGCTCAGCACAAAGCCAAGGTGGTTGCCCACGTCGATGGCATCGCAGCGTCCGCCGCCACGGGCCTTTGCATGGCCTGTGACGAGGTGGAGATCAGTCAGGGCGCGCAGTTCATGATTCATAACTCATGGACGATCGCGATCGGCAACAAGGCAGAGATGTCCAAGACGGGTGAGCTGCTCACCAAGATCGACGCAGGTCTCGCCGGCGACTACACACGTCGCTCCGGACAGAGTTCCGAGCAGATCGTGCAGTGGATGGACGAAGAGACCTGGTTCACCGCTGACGAGGCGGTGCAGCACGGCTTCGCCGATCGGGTGGTGGAGGTGGTCGGCAAGAAGGGAGCCAGCAACAGCTGGGACCTCTCTGCGTACAACAATGCCCCGGCTGCACTCGGGAAGCCGAAGAACACTGCGAGCGATGACGATGCCGCCATCGCCGCCCATCGAACCGGGCTTGATCGGCGCCTCGCGCTGCTCGAGCGCGCGCCTGCGTAAGCGACTCCCGCCCGCAGTTCATCAGCCGCCGCAAGGCGGCTTTTTTTCGCCCAAAGGAAACTGACACATGACCCTCAACATTCAGGCCGAGCGGGAGCGCCGCACCGCCCTGGCAAAGGAAACCCGCAACCTGCTGGACACCAGCACTGGTGATGGCAATACCTGGACCGCCGAGAATCAGGCCAAGTACGACAGCAACATCGCCGAGATCGAGCGTATCGACGCGTCCATCGAACGCCACCAGAAGGTAATGGACCTGACCGCGGACAACCACATGCGCGATGCTGGCGTCCGCGAGCATCAGGCGCCCGGCAACAGCGAACGTCCGCAGGACCGCAAGCTCTTCGACAAGTGGGCTCGCGGTGGCGACAAGGCCCTGAGTGCGGAAGACTGGACCCAGGTCAATGCCGCAATGAGCGGCAACCCGAATGTGAACCCGGAACAGGGCGGCTATACCGTCCCGACCACGCTCGCAAAGCAGATCCTCGAATCCCTGAAGGCGTTCGGCGGCATGCGCCGTGTCGCGGATGTCTTCAGCACCGCCGGCGGCGAGCCGATGCAGTACCCCACCAGTGACGGCACCTCGGAAGAGGGTGAGGTCGTCGCGGAGAACCAGTCGGCGACCGACGATGACGTCGAGTTCGGCACCAAAGGTCTGGGTGTCCACAAGTACAGCTCGAAGGTGGTCACCGTGCCGTGGGAGCTGCTGCAGGACACGACCTCGGACATCGAGGGCTTCATTACCAACCGCCTGCAGACCCGCCTGGGTCGCGTCACCAACCGTCATTACACCGTGGGCACCGGCGTCGGGCAGCCGATGGGGCTGATCACCGCAGCCAGCAACGGCAAAATCGGCGCGGCGTCGGCCGTCCCGGTCATCCTGTATGACGACCTGATCGACCTCGAGCACAGCATCGACCCCGCGTACCGCGGTAACGGTAAGTGGATGTTCCACGATGACATGCTGAAGATGGTCCGCAAGGTCAAGGACGAGAGCGGACGCCCGATTTTCGTGCCGGGTTACGAGCAGGGCAATCCCGGCGGCGCGCCGGATCGTCTCCTGAACCGCGACATCGAGATCAACCAGCACATGGCCAGTCCGGCCGCTGGGGCCAAGTCCATCGTCTTCGGTGACTTCAGCTACTACAAGATCCGCGACGTGATGGCGGTGACGCTGTTCCGCTTCAACGATTCGGCCTACGTCAAGAAGGGGCAGGTGGGCTTCCTCGCTTGGATGCGGACCGGCGGCAACCTGATCGACGTGGGCGGCGCGGTCAAGACCTTCCAGCACGGCGCCGCAGCGTAAGCCGCACCCAAAAATGCCGGGCGGTCTTCGGACCGCCTGGCTTGTACCAGGAGCAGGACCATGGCAAAACAGAAATCGCAAGCCTTGCCCGCCGTTGAAGGCGCGGTCGGTGCGGCTGCCGCGGCAGATGCGTCTGTCACGGACGTGACCAGCGCAGCGGAAGTTGCTGTCGCCACCGCCAACAGCGGTGATCCAGTCGCAGGGCAGGACGGCATCACGGCCGAAGCGGCTGCCGATACCTCCGCCGCCGGGGAAGGCGGCGCGGCGGTAGCGCCTGGCGCGCAGGCGGTCGACGAGCCCGGCCAGGACCAGGGCCAAAGCCAGGACGAGCAAGCCCCAATGGCGAACACCCTGCCGACCGCTAAGGTGCGCGCCCTCGTGCTGAGCGACAACGCGTTTGGGCGTTGCGGCGAGGTCCGGGAATTCGAAGCCGCACATGCCCCGGCGATCGAGGCGGGCGGCTTCATCGACACCCATCCCAATGCCGTTGCGTCCGCTGAAGGGGATTGATCAATGCTGCGTACGCGAACCCCAGCCACTGAAGAGCCGGTGAGCTTGGCGGAAGCGAAAGCGCACTTGGCTGTCATCCATGCCGCAGACGACCTTCTGATCGAGGCCCTGATCGTGGCCGCTCGCGAGGTCGTTGAGCGCGCGACTACCTACGCGCTGGCGGTGGCCAGCTACGAATGGAGCCCTGTGGGCGAGCGGTGCGCGCCGCTACCTATTGAACCAGGCACCGTCACCAGCGGTCCCGGTGAGTACCCGATTCTGTTCGATACCGTTCCTGGCCCGGTGCCGGCGCCGCTACGCGCGGCGATGCTTCTGCTGATCGGCGACCTCTACGCGAACCGAGAGGTGGGCATTGCGGCAGGCACGATTGAGAACCCTACGATCGACCGCCTTATGTTCCCCTATCGGAGGGTGATGCCATGAGGCGGGCCGGCAAGTATCGCCATCGGATCACGCTGCAGGATTTCACCACGGTGCGCGATCAGCTCGGCGGCGACCGGAAGGCTTGGGCAGACTGGCACAGGGACGTGCCAGCGGAAGTCGTGCCGCTGTCGGGGCGCGAGTTCACCGCGGCGAGTGCCGAGCATGGCCAGGTGACGGCACGCATGGAGATCCCCTATCTGCCAGGTGTGCTCAGCACGATGCGGGTGATGTTCGACGGCCAGGCGTACGCCATTCGTGCGGTGCTTCCGGATCCGACCGCGCGCAGCCACATCAACCTCATGGTGGACGCCGGGGTGTCTGATGGCTGACCACCTTGAAGTTCGAGGCCTGGCCGGCCTGCTCGCTTCGCTACGAGAGTTGCCCAAGGAAGTCAGGGGCAAGCCTCTGCAGGTTGGCATGCGAAAGGGCGGCAACCTGATCCGAGACGAGGCCCGCCAGCGCGTGCCAAGGGCCTCCGGCCTCTTGGCCACACAGATCGTGGTGCGCCGAGCCAACGCCAAGAACCGTCGGAAGGCGGGCGTGGGTGATGACGGCGAGTACTACACAGTAGGCGTGCGGACCGGCAAGCGGGCGAAGTACGCCAACACGAAGCGAAACCGGCGCATGCGCCGCGCTGGCAAGCTCTACGAACAGAGCGGCTGGGCGTACTACTGGCGCCATCTGGAGTTCGGCACCAAGAAGATGGCAGCCAAGCCATTCCTGACACCAGCAGCTGAGGCCAAGGGGCCGCAGGCCGCCCAGGTGATCATCGACGAGACCCTGGCAGCCATGGACAAGCTCATGAAGGCGAGAGGGTGGAAATGATGGTGCCGTTGATCCAGTCGATCCTTCAAGCCAGCGGCCCTGTGCGTGCGCTGTTGGGCGATCCGATTCGCGTGTGGCCGCAGGTGGCGCCCGAGGGCGTGGCGCTGCCCTATGCAACGTGGAGCGTCGTGGCTGGCTCGCCCCTGGCGCAGCTTTCCGACCCACCGCCGGCGGACGGCTGGCGGGTTCGCCTGACCGTATGGGGAGACGGCGCGAGCCAGGCCAGCGCCGCTGCGGTGGCCATCCGCGACGAGGTGGAGCGGCACGGCAGCATCGAGTCCTACAACCCCACGCCTGATGACGACGACACCGGTGCCTTCGGCATTTCCTTCGACGTGCGGCTGCTGGCTATCCGGTAGCCCCCCAACACCGCAATCCCAACCGCCGGCGCAGGCCGGTTTTTTTGTGCCCGGCGACCGGGCTTCACAGAAGAGGTAAACCGCAATGGGCGTTCTGAAGTCCAAACACAGCCAGCTGTTCATCGCCACCGCGCTCGCAGAGGTCACCAAGGTGACCCGTCTGCGCTCGGTTGGCTTCCCCGATGGCCAGGCATCGGAAATCGACGTCTCCGACTTCGACGATGACTGGGATCAGTTCGTGGCCGGCCGCAAGGCCACGGGCAGCACCACCATCGAAATCAACTACGACGCCGTAGACCACGAGAAAATCGAGGCGCTGCATACGAGCGGCGCCGTCGTGGACTTCTTGGTCACCGCGCCGAAGTCTGAAACCGAGGGCGTGGAAAAGCCCGTAGCCGTCAACGGCGTGATCACGCCGCCGGAAGACGTCGTCTCCAAGCAGTTCAAGGGCTTCGTGCAGAACTTCGCTGTCCAGGTTGCCGACAACGACATCTGGAAGGCGACCATCACCATCCGCGGCTCCGGAGCAGTGATCACCCACCGCCCGGCGCCCTGACCGGCGTAACGGCGCTCTCTCTCTTTCGGCCCGCTTCGGCGGGCCTTCTCTTTGGCCGGGCGCGCGGGGATCCCCGCGTGTTAGCCGTGCGCGGCCCGCGCGCCCAGCCACCATTTCAGGAAACGGCCCATGAGCAAGACCAACGACACCCCGGCGACCGATACGCGCGCCACCGAACAGACCGTGCTGCAGGCCTTCACTAGCCTGGGCATGTTCGCCTCCAAGGACGTGCATGCAGACACCATCACGCTGCCCAGCGGCGACAAGGCGCAGTTCCACGTGCGCGAGCTGCCGGACGCTGAGTTCCGCAAGCTCTTCCAGGACGGCGATCGCGCCAAGCTGATCGCGGCGACCATCTGCGACGAGAACGGCAAGTCGGTGATGACGGCCGCCCAGGCGGCGCAGCTGAAGCCGCTGGTAGCCGCCGAGCTGCAGCAGGTGGCCATGAAGCACTCGGGCTTCGGCGACAAGGCTGCTGACGCCCAGGCCGACGCGGGAAACGCCTAAGGCAGCGGGGCGAGGACTGGTTCTGGCATGTGCTGGCCGGCCATCTGCACCGCACGGTGGCCGAGCTGCGCGGAACCATGTCGCGCAAGGAATTCCTGCGGTGGTGGGAGTTCCACAAACGAAACCCCATCGATCCGGTGGGGCTGCACATCAGGCCGGCCGCATTCGCTGCCTTCACCTTCGCCGCTCACAGCCAGGGAGGCACGAAGCGCGGGATGCAGGAGTTCATGGACGTGCTGGTGCCACGATCGGACGATGACGAGGCCCAGGACTGGTTCGATTCACTGGGATGACCAATGGCTGACAACTTCGGGCGCTTCGCGGCGGTTCCCATCGGCCCGCTACTGGCTGCGCGAGATGGTGGCCTCACGCTCGCCACCACTGCCGCGGCCAGCATCCACCGCATGGCCAAGTCGGATGTGGCGCAGAGCGCGGGCACAGTGGGCGTGGAATTCGCCGTATGGGGCGACGACCCTATGGAAGCGGTGATCGGCGTGGTTACTGCGGCGGCGCCGCTCAACAGCTATCCGGGCGGCTTGGCTGGCGGCATTGGCTGGGAGCTGGGAACGGGACGGGTGATGCTGAACGGTGCGGCCGTCGCCAGCGGCCTGCCCATCGCCAAGCACGGCGATATCGCTGGGTTGCGCGTCTTGTTCGGCGCGCCGACGCGCCTGCAGCTCTACCTGGGCGCCACTCAGATCCATCAGCGCGATATCACCCTGGCCGGTCCGTTGCACTTTGCCGGCGCTCTGGCTGCAAGCAAGGCTGGTGGTCTGTGCATGGTGGTGAACGCCGGGCAGTGGAACGCGCGCGGGCCGGCGGCGCTCGCCGGCTGGAAGGTGGCCACGGCCTCGGGGCTCGTCACCCGTCTGTCCGACGCGGACTGGCTGACCGCACCAGGCGACCTGCCCGCCAACGCCCGCTACGAGGGGTTGATCGCCGAAGGGGTGAACCTGATCAGCGAGATCAACTTTTGGCCATGGGGCGGCGACCCTGTAGCCCAGACCAGTGCCGCCGAGTGCGTGGTGCTCGACTCCGACGGGTTGCTCGACGACCTGGCACTTTCCGGCGCCTCGGGGATGCCCGTCCAGATCCGCGCGGGCAGCTCCGCCGGCATGCTGGCAGACACCTCGGCGGTGTTCCGCTTCACCGTGGACCGCATTGAGATCAACGACGACGGCACCAAGACGGTTCACTTCCGCGATGCCCATGACGACCTGGACGAGACGATCAACCGCGGCGTGTTCATGCCGAACATCGCCGCTCTGGCTTGGAAGCCGCAACCGGTCGTGATCGGGGCGGTGGCCAGCGTGCCGGCGATGGGCGCCAACTCGGATGCGACAGCGATGTTCGTCTCGGATGGCAGGGTCTACGCCGATGCGGTGATGGACCGTGGTGACCTCATGGAGCCGGGCACGTTCTCGCTGTCGCCCGACGGGCAGCAGCTGATCATGAAGTCGCCACCGGTCACACCGGTGGTCGCCGATCTGTCCAGCGTTGGGCCAGGTCAGCGTCCGGCCACGCTCCAGCAGGCGATC